ACTTGGTGCAGATGAAGTAACATCAATAGAAGCAGGAATAGCTGCTCAGATAGCTGCAAAAGCAAACCCAACAACAGCAAGTGGAGTAACTTGGTAATGACTGAACAGAACAATGTAATCACTATTGATGGTAAAGAGTATAATCAAGAAGATTTATCTCAAGACCAAACATACTTCATCAATCAAATAAAAGACTTACAGGCTAAAGCTGCTAGTCTTAAGTTTCAACTTGACCAAGTAACTGTAGCTCAGAATGCTTTTACTAATTCATTGATACAGTCCTTAAACAAGGAAGAGGAATCTGTGCCAGATGAAATTAGAAATGAAGCCTGAACTCCAAGTACAACTGGAGCTTGAAGCCCATGAGAAAGAATGTGCAATACGTTACAAAGTAGTTGAAGATAAGCTGTGTGCTTTGGATAAAAGACTTTGGAGACTAGAAGCAATGCTCATGGCTAGTACAGTTACTGTCGTAGCTTTAATGATAAGTATAATAATGAAATAGAAAGGAAAAGAGATGCTTGACCCCATATCAGCTTTTGCTGCAATTACTGCTGGGCACAAAACTATTATGGGTGCTATAAAAATAGGCAAAGATTTAAGCTCTCTTTCCACAGCTATAGGTAAATTTGCACAAGGAGAAGCTCATCTTCAACATGCTGAATCACAGAAAAAGAAGAGTAGATTCTCTTTTGCAGAAGACTCAGCCATAGAAAAGCACTTTAAGAAAGAAGCTTTAGAAGATATGAGAGATGAGTTACGTAAAGCTTTCCAGTACTTTGGAAAAGCTGGACAATGGGAAAGACTCCAAGCAGAGATTGCCCAAGAAAGAGCTAGGATTAAAAAAGAACTAGCTGAACAGCAGAGAATAAAAGACAGAAACTTAATGATAACCACAGTCACTGCTTTAGTTGTACTAGGCACAGTTGCTATTGTCGCTTGGATTAAGTTCCTGCAAGGAGGATTCTAATGTTTAAACTTCTTGTTATAGCTTGTGCTATAGCAGACCCTAAGATGTGTATAACCTTTGAGGACACACTAAAGAAACTAGAGACTGAGCAACAATGTATAGAAAGAGCTTATGAGATGAGAAGAGATATCGTAGCAGAGCTTGAAGATATGAAACCTATGGTTTACAAATGCATTGAACTTCAGAAAGGTAAATTTACATGATAGACTTTTACTTAAATATGTCTAAATTTTTTGGTAAAATTAATACTTACTTCTATAACAAACATGTTACAGCTTTAAGAAGAAAACAGTTAAAGGAACGTATAAGATGATACAAGCATTAATAGCACCAGTAGCTTCATTGTTAGACAAGTTTATCCCAGATGCAGACACTAAACAAAAGATTGCCCATGAAATTGCAACTATGTCAGAGAAACATGCACAGGAGTTAGCAAAAGGTCAACTAGAGATAAACAAAGAAGAAGCTAAACACAGGTCACTGTTTGTTGCAGGTTGGAGACCCTTCTTGGGTTGGATACTAGCTGCTGCAATGGGGTGGCACTTTGTCTTTGCTCCTGCTACAATGTTTGTTTGTGCTTACTTTAACGTACCAATACCAGCTTTACCAGTGTTTGACATGGATAGTCTTATGACTGTACTACTTGGTATGCTTGGTTTAGGTGGACTCCGTACTGCAGAAAAGATAAAAGGTATAACTAAATAATGGAAGTAGAAGTAATAAGTATATTCTTACAAATATTAACACTACTAGCTGTATGTGCTAACACAGCTATTAACATAGTCTATAGGTTGAAAAAATGAGTCTTTATGAAAACATAAATAAAAGAAAGAAGCTTGGTATATCTAGACCCAAGTCAAAGAGTACTGTATCAGCTAAGTCATACGCAAACATGAAAGCTGGTTTTCCTAAGAAAACAGACAAATACAAAAAGAAAAAGTAATGACAGCAGATAGAAAAACAATAGATAAACTACATGAGGAGGTAACTCAACAGTTACTTCTACGTGTACGTAGTGGAGAAGCGACAGCTAGTGAGCTATCAGTGGCTGTTAAATTTCTTAAAGATAATGGAGCATCTTTAGATGTTATAACGTCAGACAATCCTATGGCTAGTTTACTACATGAGCTACCCTTTGATGTGGGAGAGAAATTACAATGAGAGAAGCACCAAATGCTACATTACTTACCACAGGAGTAACACTAAACAATAGTACATGGACTAAACTAGTCAATACTAATGTTAATCGTACTTATATGTCTATACTTAATAATGCCTCAACTTATCCTATTCGTATAGGTTTTGGTCAAGATACTGTAGAACCTACATCAAGTTATCAAATATTAGGTGGACTAACTAATACAGGTACTTCTTCTTTAGGTAATATTGGTGTTTTTAAATTTGGTATAAATGATGCAGTACAAGATATTGAAGAAACAGTATGGGAATATGGAGGTATCTATACATATCCTACTACTGCTGTAGTTATGACAGTTACAAGTTCTGTAGGAGCTACTGATAATGGATGTGAAATAGCTGTCAACGGTTTAGATGAGAACTATAACGAAGTTACAGAAATTGTTACGTTAGCTGGAGCAGGAACTGCAACAACTACTACAACTTTTATTAGAGTTTTTCGTGCTTACGTAGCAGGTAGTCAAGATACTACAGGTAACGTAACTATTGGTAATGGGGGTAACGTATATAGTTATGTTAATTCTGATAATCAAACATTACAGGCTTTTTATACAGTACCTGCTGGTTACACAGCTACACTTTTACAAACAGACCACACAGTTAGTACAGAACAAAACAACAAGTTTGGACAAATACGTCTTGTTACACGTAGACCTAATGGTGTCTTTAGAACTCAAGAAAGTTTTACTTTAACTAATGGCTCAGTTAGTCGTTTATATTCTACTCCTATTATTATTCCAGAAAAAACTGACCTTGAGTTTAGAGCTAAAGCCTCTGGAAGTAATGCTTACTTACATGTTTCTTCTACAATGGAAATAATTCTTACTAGTTCTGCAGTAGATTTCTCTAACAGTGCAGATAAGTATGAGTTTCCAGTAGCTCCCATCAATGCTGTGTGGGCTAAGACTACATCACCTGAGACACATACTGTGAAAGTAGTACACGATGACTAACATTCCAGAACAATTACACGATTTTAGAAACTTTACATACCTTGTATGGTCTCACTTAGGCTTACCTGAACCCACTCCCATACAGTATGACATAGCTCACTACTTACAAACAAGTCCAAAACGTAGCATAATAGAAGCTTTTCGTGGTGTAGGTAAGTCTTACATCACTGCTGCATACGTAGTACATCAGCTACTACTTAACCCTGAACTAAAGTTTATGGTTGTATCAGCTTCTAAAGCACGTGCAGATGACTTCTCAACATTCACACAACGTATCATTGTTGAGCTTCCTATATGCCAACACCTCGTTGCTAGAGACGGTCAGAGGTGGTCTAAGATAGCTTTTGATGTTGCACCAGCCAAAGCCTCTGGAAGTCCCTCAGTGAAGTCCGTAGGGGTCACAGGACAGCTAACAGGTTCTAGAGCAGACATAATCATTGCAGATGACGTAGAAGTTCCTAACAACTCTATGACTCACATGATGAGAGAGAAGCTGTATGAGACTGTTAAAGAATTTGATGCTGTGTTAAAGCCTGATGGAAAGATTATTTACTTAGGTACACCTCAGAATGAGATGTCCTTATACAACGTACTGCTTAGTCGTGGTTATGACATGAGGGTTTGGACTGCACGTTATCCTACTCTAGAACGAGCAGAGAAAGCCTATGGGGGTAGGTTAGCACCTCTCCTGTATGATTCCCTCCAAAAGAAGGAAAAGTCTCTGTATGGGCTTCCTACAGACCCTAAACGGTTTGACGATGAAGATTTGTTAGAAAGAGAACTATCTTATGGTCGTTCTGGTTTTGCATTGCAGTTCATGTTGGACACATCTTTAAGTGATGGTAACAAATACCCACTCAAGTTAAGTGACTTAATCATATATAGCTGTGATAAGGATACTGCTCCTGAGAAAGTAGTCTATGGTATTATGAAACCCATGTTAGACATTCCTAACGTAGGTTTAGCAGGTGATAAGTTCTATGCACCAGAAGATACTATAGGTAGGTTAGACTATCAAGGTTCAGTGTTAGCCATTGACCCCTCAGGTAGAGGTAGTGATGAAACAGCTTATGCAGTTGTTAAGATGTTAAACGGATACTTGTACGTTACTGATGCAGGAGGAGTAGCAGGAGGTTACTCTGAAAGTACACTGCAGCACTTAACAGACCTAGCAAAGATAAACAAGGTTAACATGGTACTTGTTGAGAGTAACTTTGGTGATGGTATGTTTACTGAGCTACTAAAGCCATACCTGCTTAAGACATATCCATGTACCTTAGAAGAGGTTAGACATAGTAAACAGAAGGAAAACAGGATTATAGACACCCTTGAGCCTGTTATGAACCAGCATAGACTTGTTATAGACCCTAAGGTAATACAAAAAGACTATGACAGTGTACAGTCTATGCCACCTGATGTAGGTATTAAGTACATGTTAACCTATCAAATGACACGTATAACTAAGGTTAGAGGAGCATTAGCACATGATGACAGGCTTGACGTACTTGCTATGGCAGTCCAATACTGGGTTGACCAGATGGCTGCTGATGCAGATACAGAAATACGAAGCAGAAAAGAAGAACTATTAGAACTAGAACTAGATAAATTCATGTCTAACCTTAATATGAGTAAGGAAAAACCTGTTCAACAGAGTTGGATAGAGTTCTAAAGTTACAACCTAAGAGACCCCCCTGTTAAACATTATATAACTATATGTTAGTTGTATGGTCAGATATCCATTGTTAAGGGGGGTTTGACAGTGTTTAGTCCTCCTGCTGCTACTAAGAGTTAAAGATACTGGTTGTATTTTGGTAGAAAAATCTGAAACAGTATTTAACTTAGAGGACTCGCCCAAGTTCCCCACGCACACGTTAAAAAAGGCTCACGTTCCTTTAAATATGTGGCACATTTGCAACACTTCTTTAACATGTTCATCATGTGTGACGCAATTGCAACATGTGTGACATTTTTATCACATGTTTGTGTCTCTCTCTATCTATTATTTTTCGATACTATATAATGCTAAAAAAAACTTTAACTTTTTTTAACTTTTTTAACATTTATGCTTTACATAATTTAAAAAGTATGAACATAATACAAACTTCTTAAAACAAAGTTAAAGCAAAGTAACAACTAGGAGGCAAGACTAATGATAAAACTAAACTTACTTGGAGTAGGTACTAATGCCAAGACTGTTAAAGGTGATGGCAGTGAGTACCTAACAGCAATACTTTATCTTGCACCAGCAGATATTGTAGATGGGATAAACGTTTGTCCTATGGCAGTACTAGCAGGATGCAAGGCAGGTTGTTTATTTTCTGCAGGACGTGGAGCATTTAACAATGTTCAACAAGCTAGGAAACGTAAGACAATATTATTTAGAGACCATAGAGAGGAGTTTCTAAGGCAGTTAAACCAAGACCTAACTAGGTTTCAAGCTTA